GTTAGAAAGACTCCTAACATGTTCAATTTCATCTACTTGCTGAGGTGCATCCTCAACAAACATTTTTTGTAAGTTTTCATTATTCATCAATTTTTCCTTTCTCATATAGATTGATTTTAATTGGATAATACATTCTTTCTTGTCGATCCCATTTTAGTAAATTGTATTTACCGGTGGTTATATCCGAGACTACAGAACATGCAACTCCAATAATAGCTGGATCGCCTGTAAGTAGTAAATAATCATCTCCCGTAAAATTTTTTAATTTAGTACGCAAAGAAAAAATTATTGGACCAGGACTAAAAATAATCTGTGAGTCTTCTTTTAATAAGACCTTAATGTCGCCATATTTTTGAGCGCCCATGATATTAATTTTAGGCCTGCCTTCGCGGGTACCTGGGATTTCTTGAATAACATATACTATCGCTTTGTCTTTCATGCTTGACACTATAAGTATGAATGTTTATATTGTCAACTAGAAAGTAGAAAAAGATGAACTATAAATTTAAGACCAAGCCATACGCTCATCAAACGACTGCGTTAGAAATGTCGTGGAATAAAAAAGTATTTGCATACTTTATGGAAATGGGAACAGGTAAAACTAAAGTTGCCATTGATAATATTGCTATGCTCTATGACAATGGCAAAATAAATGGGGTATTAATTATAGCCCCTAAAGGGGTGTATAAAACGTGGTATTCTCAAGAAATACCTACGCATTTAGCGGCCCATATACATCCTAAAACTGTTTTATGGCAGGCAATGATAAATCAAAAACAACAGAAAGAATTAAATACGTTGTTTGAAACCGGTCATGACCTTCATATATTAATTATGAATGTAGAAGCCTTTAGTACAAAGAAAGGTGTTGATTTCGCAGCTAGATTCTTAAATTCACATAACACTTATATGGCTGTTGATGAGTCTACAACAATTAAAAATCCAGGAGCAAAACGAACTAAAAGTATTGTTAGTTTAGGAAAATATGCAAAATATCGTAGGATAATGACAGGTTCTCCTATTACTAAGTCTCCATTGGATCTCTATAAACAATGTGAATTTTTAGATGAGTATTTATTGGATCATTCTTCTTATTATACATTTAGAACTAGATATGCAGTGATGCGTAAAGCTAATTTTAATGGAAGATCTGTTGAAATTGTAGTGGGTTATAAGAATTTAGGAGAATTATCAGATAAAATAAAACCATTTTCTTATAGGGTTTTAAAAGATGATTGTTTAGACCTTCCTAAAAAGACTTTCATGAAAAGAATTATTACGTTAACTGCTGAACAACAGAAAGTTTATAAACAAATGAAAGAAATGGCTTTAGCCCAGTTAAATGGAAAATTATTGACTACGGCTAATGCCTTGTCTCAATTAATGAGGCTTCATCAAATCACATGTGGTCATTTTAAAGCTAATGATGGCTCTATTCAAACTGTAAAGAATAATCGATTAAGTGAATTAATAGATTTACTTGAGGAAGTAGAAGGAAAAGCTATTATTTGGGCTCATTATCAGTATGACGTACAAACGATCATAGACGCCATTAAAAAAGAATATGGGAATGATGCTGTTGTGGACTATTATGGCAAAACTCCAAATGATGAAAGACAAGACAATATTGAGAAATTTCAGTCCGACCCTAAGTGCCGGTTTCTTGTTGGAACCCCCTCTACGGGCGGCTATGGCATTACTTTGACGGCTGCAAGTACCATGATTTATTATTCTAATGGTTATGACTTAGAAAAGCGTCAACAGTCAGAAGCTAGAATAGACAGAATAGGTCAAGAAAACCCTATGACCTATATAGATATCTTATGTGAAGATACGGTAGATGAACGAATTGTAAAAGCTCTTCGCAAAAAAATTAATATTGCTACGGAAATAATGGGTGAAGAATTAAAAGCGTGGATATGATCGAAATTGAACCAAAGAGTTTATGGAATAAATGGGATAGAAGAGCGTATGATAAAGCTTATAAAGAAAAACATAAAGAAAGATATAAAATATACAATAAAAAACACTGGAAAGAATATTATTTAAAAAATGAAGAACACCTAAAAGCATATATCAAAGAATACCGTTTAAAAAATAAAGAACATGTAAAAAATGTCCAAAAAAAATGGTGTTTAAAAAATAAAGAAAAACTTAAAGTTTGGCAGAAAGAATATTATCGCAAAAATAAAGAAAAACAATGTGCTTATGGAAAAGAATGGCGCCTAAAAAGATTGAAGATTGATCCAGAGTTTTATAGAAAAAGAAATCTATTATATAGAGAATATCGTCGTACTTATTATAGAAATTATTATAGAAAAAATAGCTATACAAAAAAAGAATGAAAAGAGATAGAAGAGAATATTTTAAAGAATACAATTTAAAGAATAAAGAGCACAGAAAAAAATGGCACCAAGAATACTATTTAAAAAACATAGAACATATAAAAGAATACCGTTTAAAAAATAAAGAACGGATAAAAGAATGGTTTTTAAAAAATAAACAACACACAAGAGATTACGAAAGAAATAAATATAAAACAGATATTAATTATAAATTAAGAATGCTTTGTAGAAGCAGGATTCGGGCGGCTTTAAAAGGTAATTTTAAATCAGCTTCAACTATGGAATTGATTGGTTGCACGATCGATGAATTACGAAGCCATTTAGAATCTTTATTTGAACCGTGGATGACGTGGGAAAATCATGGCGTTGGAGGGTGGGATATAGATCATATTAGACCTTGTGTAAGTTTTGATTTAACAGATCCTAAGCAGCAGCGAATATGTTGTAATTGGAGTAATTTGCAACCTATGGAACACATTGAGAATATTAAAAAAAGAGATAAGGTCATTCCCGGGGATTTAATCCCCGAAAATGTAGGACTCGCGTACGTAGCGCGCTAGAATTTGACAAAACCACCCCAATCCACGTCATCTTCGTGAACGACGCAATTTGAAGGCTTAAAATTTGAATTTGGTTTTGGATTTTCCATATTCTTTACATAGTTGACTGATAGTAACGATACAAGAAAAATGTGGATAGTCCTTGTTAATTTGTAACTTTTTGTAAAGAAATAATTTACAGGCTGTAAATTATTTTACGTAACGATCAGTAGATAAACCCATGATAGGTTTGTAACTTGTTTTTCCATTTTCATCTTTAATAGCCATCAAGTATTCTTTCCTGTTACTATTAATTTCTTTCTTATAACTTACGTGCACCCATCCAGAGTTGGGTTGTCCTGGTTCCCAGTATTCGAGGATCAGTTGGTCAAACATCAGGTTCTCTTTGATCCAATCACTAACTTCATTGTTAGGGGTACCAAAGATCTCGAAGTCTGCTGCCTCTCCTTGGCAATGTTGACTTTTCTCAGAGCTGCCTATTTTACGTGACAAAATAGCGTTGCGATAGCCCGAGGTAATAGTCACTACGTGATTAAAGTGGTCTCTAATCGGCTGTAGGACTCTCTCACAGAGTAGTCTTAGGTTTTCGACCTCATCCTCACTAGGATTGTTATCCATGCCCATTCTTGTGGCTGTTTGAGACTTGCACATTTCTGCAAGTGAAAAATTTTTTGATAATTTCACGATTTTATTGCGATACCAAGGTAAAAATAACGAAAGCCATACCACTGATTAAAGCTCCTACAGACAGTAATAGAATACTTTCGATTCTATTAATCTGCTGCTCTAATTTAAGAATTTTATCATGAGTTTGTTTTTGCATAATCCTACATAGTTTTTCATGAGATTCTATTTTTTGTAGTGCGTTAGTTTTAGCCATTAAGCAGTCATCCCCCTTTGTCTAAGACGCATTGCTTTTTCTTCGTTGGACAATAACGCTTCTTCTATTCGTGTCAACCCTGTATTTGGATTAATATTTTGTGGTAATGCTGAAGTTTGTACAACTTCTTCTGAAACTTCTTGTGTTTGTATGGGTACATTGTCTTGTATTAAACTTCCTTGTTGCCCTTCAATAGTTTCTGTTGTTTGTCTTAAAGGATTAACAAAGTCTGGAAACTCGGAGCCAGGACTTAATTTAAGTCGGAATAACTCTCGTAAAATTTTATAGATAGCAGGTCCCGCTTGTCTAAAAGGATTTTCAAGACCTAATTTTTGAGCATTAATTGCCATGGTTGCAATTATACTTTTAGAAGGCTTATAGGGTTTAAAAGTATCTCCCAACATGTAACCTAAATCGTTTTTATTAATTCGTTTTACGCTTTCAAATATTTCATTTTTAGGTGTATTCAAAGTGTTAGCGGCAGCAAGATCATTTCTCATTGTCTTTTGAACATTCCATAAAGATCTATTGGCATCCCAAAAAGCGCTTACCAAGTCATTAGGATCTATGGGTCCTGATTTTCCAGCTGCTTTAATAAATTTTCTTTTTGAAGCTCTGCTACCAGATGCATAAGCTGCTTGTTTAAATTTTAAAGCTCGTGGAACATTTAATTTAACCGCTCTCATTCCTATGATTCCTAAACCTTCATCTAAGATCTCATAAGACTGTCCATTCTCATCATATCTTCCGACCTTACCCCATTTAAGTGGTCCCCCTAAATCTCCTACTTGAAGAGGGGTATCAAAATCTGTCATCGCATAATCAATTCTACCTAGTTGTTTTAAACTTCCTGGCATCTGAGATTTAAGTAAATGTATAAAAACTTTACTTGCGATGTCTCCATAAGTATCTGTTTCTTTGTCATAAACTTCAAATCCTTCAGCAGTTTGTCCTCCTCTACCTAAGATGGGCAAAACATCAGCTAGAGCTTCAGTCCAGATGGATTCTGTTACAAATGGTTGCGCAGTTTCACCTACGCCTTTTAAAGCTCCTAGAATAAAGTTATTCATAATAGCTTCATCATTTAATTGACCATCAGCTACTTGATTAATTGCAGTTTGCCAAGGTCTGATCATAGTATCGTATGCATTTGCATGACTAAAATCGACATACTTATAACTTCCATCTTCTGTTTTGATTGGAATAAGAGTAGAATTTTTAGACCATGGAGCTACGAATCTTCTTATAGCTGCGAGTTCATCTTCACTTACATCATATAGATATTGACCCATTTTAGTTGCTGCATACGGAACGCCTCCCATTACAGTTAACATTCCAATTAAACGTTGCCAGCCAATTCTTGAAAGCGTTGGATCTTTAATTTCTCTTAATGCTGTTCTTAAAATATTAGTAGAGGTTCTTAAAATTTCTGCAGGAAACGATACGAAGTTACCGACAGGCCATCTTCTTAAACCTTTAACCATTGAAGAAACATAATCATAATTAGGAACATTGTTCCTTACAACCTTAGCTGCCATTTCATCTAAAGCATCATCGCTAATCGTTTTGCCTGCTCTTTTATATGCGTTGGCATATCTTCCTCTTTCTCCTAGGAATGTAGTAATTTTCCAGAAGTCATCCTCAGCAGTATAGGCATCTTGAGTCCAATTTTTTATTTTAGATAAAGGTTTGAGTAATCCTTTTAAACTTTTATCCGCCATTAATGCAGAACCAAAATCAATATCTTTTAACAGACCTTGTAAATCCCCTAATCTTACGTTGGTATTAACGACTCCAAGTCTAGCTAGTTTTCTATAGAAGTCACTTTCAACTCTTGTTCCTAAGCCTGCAACCTGTAAATTTTTCCATGCCTGTGCTAATTGTTTTGGACCTACGGTTACCCCTGGAATAATTCCATTCGCTACAGCAAAAGCCCCTGCGCTTAAAAAGTTTCTAGCGTGGGTTACGGGTGATAAAATAGTTTTTGCCATTTGGGATGTGGCTTTAGGAAATAAAATTAAATTTCTATAAATAGCATTGCTCGCAAGATTAGTAACCGCTTTACCCGAAGCGATTTCAACGGCGTCGGCTACTTCCTTTAAAGCATATTTACCTGATGTGGGATTAGCAATACCTGAAGCGAGACTATTGGATGTAATTTCTCTATACATAGTGTCATCAAAAACTTCTCCTTTTTTAAAAGCTATTTCTGCAAACTCTTCTGCCGTCGCGAGCAAAGGACGAGCTGCTTCTTTAGCTGCTTCGGTTCCTGGTTTAATGGATCGTAAAGCTTTAAGATTATCTGCTGAATGAAAAGCTATAGCTTGTAACAATTCATTTCTTCTTGTTACCGCTGATATTTCTCCGGTCTGTGCTAAGATGGTTTGAATAGGATTTCTAGTTTTTCCTAAAACCTCTTCAATCAGTTCTCTTTTTCCTTGCTTACCAACTTTTCCTTTTAGTTGTCCAAGTTTAAACCATTGAGCTGATCCACGTTGAGCTAAACTTTTATTAGTAAAAAAGTCGGGTAAGTTAACTAAAGCATCTTGGTCAAAATTTTTAGGAGGTCTACTCCCTACCCCTCTTTTAACAATATTATTTACATAGGTTCTTGCTTGTTGATCTGTGATAGGAGTTTTATTAAGTCGTGCCGAGTCTCTAAAAACTTGAACGGCTTTCTCTAATATTTCTCTAGGAACCCTGTAGTTCAGCATGGGGATAATAGATTGATTGGAAAAGGCTTCATACGTTGCCCCTAAGTAATTTTTAAATTTATCTCCAAATTGTTCTTTGAATTTGTTAAAGGCATCAATTTTTTTATTATCAAAGAGTCCCTTTTTTTCTCCTCGTTTAATGCCTCTCCCCATAATTGAAAACATATCTGCCCATTCGGCACGCATATTTTCCATTTCATCAAAGATACCTGTAAGCTGACCTGGTTTATGTTGAATATTTTTTTGCTTTAAAAAATTATTAACTTTATTTTTTTCAACTTTACTAATACCTCCAGTGTCTTTTATTTTTTTTCCAGCAACATCTCTTATGCGATCGTCTCCATATTTAACCACACCGCTTTCTAACACTCTAGGTTTTCCTGAAATAAGAGAGTCGTTAAATAAGTTAAGTAATTCTTTACGGTTAGCTTTCGTTGATGTGTTAAACATTCTTTCCATCCAAGGAAAGAGACCATCAATTTTTTTGTTAAGATTCCGTGCCCGTGTTTGAGCTAAGTTAATGTCTGCATATTTTTTTCCAATCGCTTCTCTTTGTGCTTTAAAATATGCAGGAGTCGCTCCACTTTCTTTTCGTAGCCAACTATTAAATTTAAATAAACCTTTATCAATTCCATTATCGGCATAACGTAATGCTTCATTTCTGCCGGCTAATAGTTTTAAAGATTTCCCAATGCCACCGATGAGTCCTGTAAATAAAGCACCTTCGGTTCCAAACTTAACTCTGTTAATTAGATCTCTTGCTGGATCAGAATTTTCAGGATCGGTTACATGAAGAGCTGTGGGTCCTCCTAATAAGTCTCCAAAGGTTCCAGCTTTTTCTACATCCCCTATAAAGATTCCTTCAGCTGCACCGCCGGTGACAGCTCCTGCAGCAAATCTTGCGACTCTTCCTTTCGTGTTTAACTTGGCTAGTTTGGTTGTAGTATCAACTAAAATTTTACCTTTGTCATCAGCGAGTGAAAAGTATTTACCTGCTTTCTTATATTTAAATGCAGCATTGGCCATTGAAGTTCCTACTTTAAAACCAATTCCACCTGGAACTCCAATATTAACTAATAGTTCTGCTATTTTTCCAGCAGTTGTAGCTGCAGCTTTCTCATCGAGTTCGGTTAGATCGTCAAAATATTTTTCAACCTGTGCTGCTTTGTTGGTGCCTGCTCCCATGTCAATGAGTGTAGCACCTAAAGAGAATACGCCTTTAGGAATTTGAATTAAACCAGAACCCAATCCTGAGAGAATGGATTCGATAGAGCTAATGTCGTTGTATTTTTCGTTTTCGCTTAGAATAGATTTTTCTTGATCTTCAACTTGGGCGAGTGAGTTGGTCCATTGTACCATAGATCCTACCCTTCATCTGTGATTTCTTTATTCCATGTAGCATTGTTCACTTGGCTTTTCCACCATGCGTTTAGTTCCTCTAATTCAGTAACATCTTTATCGGGCTCAGGAAGAACAACCGCTCCGGAAGCGTAGCCAGCTCTACCACCATGTGCCATGGCCTCACTAACTTGGATTTCTTCGGTAAGTACATCACCTCTCTTTTTCTTTTTACTTCGCAGGTGTTCGTGAGTGTCAGTGAATTTTTTTCGCTTTAATATTTCTTTAAAATCAATCAGACTCATTTCATTTTCAGCTAAGTTTACCTTCCAGTTCGTTGAACCATCGGCCGGTTTAAATACAATTTTAATTCCTACCTTAGCAGCTTCATCCATTACTACTGCGTCTGTTAATTCTATATCTTTAAGATTAGTAGTGATTATTAATTTATTTGGAACCTTTTTGGAAGCTTCGTCATCATCCTTTTTTTCTTCTTCTATTATTGAAGTAACAGTGCTAATATTATGCTGTCCATCTAGATAGCTGTCAACAACTACAACGCTTGAAGTCTCAGTTCCAGCATTCTTTACGGTAAACCATTCTTTATCAATAGGATCATAATAAACTCTGTCTCCCCTTAAAAGTGAAACATCAATTGTTCCATCCTCTTTAAATGCGATTGGAGGAACAGCCGCCGCTATATGGTCTGGCCCAAATTCATTAAATATAGTTCGAATTTGTAAATCCGCATTCGCAAAAGATCCTATATTTTTTTCTACTACTGACCATCCTGGCTGCGTATATATTCCTGGTGCTTGTGTGTTATTTTTAAGATCAGTTCTCCATTTATTTAGATACCAATCATAAAGTTTTCCTGGGTGCATATCTGGATAGCTTCCTTTTTCTTTAGCTACTTGTAATTTCATCGCTCTATCTTTAGCTGCTTCTTCAGCTTTAAACGCTCTCTCTTCTTCTGAAAGCATTCTGCCCCCCTGACTTTCAAGGATTGCTAGTTCACCTTTTCTTTCTAGTTCGGATGCTTTTTCTTTACTTCCTCTGACACCTTGTGCTCCTTCCCATAGCATTTCTCCTATGGTTTTAGCTCCGCCACTTTCTTTATATGGATTTCCTAAAGAAGAAAATCCTTGAGCAGCGTAACTCCAGTCACCTCTTGGATCTTTTGTTATGTCTCTAGTTTTTTGTTCCCATTCTCCCCAACTTCCAAGATTATACTTTTTTCTTGGTGTATCGTAAGGAGACGTGATACCAGTCCCTTGAGCCTGGAAACTTGATCCTCCCCGCTTGAACATAGGTCTCTTTAAAATTCTATTGTACATAGTTTTAACTTAATATCTTAAAGGCCCTTGTCTTTGGCCCATGACATTCCCTGGATTATATACAGGATCTTGTGCTCGTGCCTGTGTATTTTGTCCTCCCATTCCCAACATGTAAGCTGCTGATAAACCTCCACCGATTCCTGTCGCTAGTGGCATTGGTTGGAATTGTTGTGTAGGTGATCCAGGCATTGCTCCTGCAATACCTCCGTAAATATTTGCAACATCTTGAATTCTTTGTACTGGTAACTGGTAACCTTGTTGTGCACCTAGAGCCAACTGATTTAATTTTTGTTGTTCGAGTGCTTGATCTTCTGCACCTAGTGCTTGGAAAGCTCCAATTCCTTGTTGCTCTAATCCGGTTGTATAAGTACCCATCTGTTGTAGGTTAGCTAGTTGTTGTTGCTGTCTGTCTAAAGCTTGATTGTATCCTTGTCCATAAAGACCTGCTAATAGTGCAGCTCTGTTTCTGTCAGATTCTGATTGATACTGACCCATTTGAATACCGTGTCTACCACCACCAAAAGCTCCTACGTTATAAGCTTGATCAGAGATAGCTTGTCTTCCTCTACCTGCTTGAACGTCATACTCTTGCATAGTCGTGTCTATGATTTCCTTTTGGTAAGGAGACATAAAATCTTGATAACCTTTAGAAGGATCTAATAAATTTTGTTGAGAAATTTCATCTAAGTAAGGTTGGTAAGAAGCAATTCCTGTGCCTCCCGTAAATCCTGTAATCTGTCCTGTGGCATCTCTTTGGATGTCACCCATGCCATACATGTCGGCAAGTCTTTGGGCTCCTTTTTGTTGGAAGGCTGTTTGACCTGCAACTTTTGGAAGCATTGCTCCTACATCGATAGGAGTCCCTAGTTGCCCGATACCATATTTTAGTATCTCTTGACCGTAAGGGGCTAATGTTGCACTGGGTAATAATCCACCCATCATGTTTCCGTTTGCCATTATACTGTCATCCTTTTAGCTGTTGGACTTGCTTCTAAATGTTTCATCGTGTCATACATTCTTTGTGCACCTCTGTTAATACTTCCGCCGCCTGCAGCTCTTACTGCATCGGCTGTCATTACAAATTCGTTTTTAGATAGTCTTGCTGGGACATCATCTTTTCTTTCATAAGCTCCAATAGGCACAAAGCCACCAGTAGTTCTATAATCTTTTTCTAATCCTCCTAGATTCATGATACCACCAGTCTCTTTTTTAACTCTGCCACCTTTTTTTAAAAAAGGTATAATTGTTGAAGCTCCCATAAGACCCCAAGCCATGAGTTCTGGAGACCTCTCTTCTAGATCAGATAATAGTTTAAGAAACTTTTTATATTTAGGTTTTGATCCTGAGCCAAATCCGATTCTTCCACCTTTAGCATACATATCTCCACTCCCCCACAAATCAAAAGCTATTTTATAATATGCCTGTTGTTGTGAGTCCGAAAGAAAGTCCCAATCTTTTCCATCGTCATCAGCTAATTGTTCTGCGTACTGTTGAATTCTATATTTATAATCGGCAGTTTGTCCTTTAATCTCTTCCATGTCATTAACGACAATTTCTTCATTAGGTGTTTTTAATATTGCTTCTTGGTCCGCTATTACTTCATCACCAAATCGATACCCAATCCTTCCGCCTTTAGCGGCTTGCATAATGCCTTCTGCACTCGGCGCTTGTCCCCAATAATCTGAAGGGATTCTATCAATTTGGTCTAAATAGTCTTGATAAGAACCTTTGAAACCTTCTTGTACAGCTTGTAAAAATTCTTCCATCATGAAAGGTTCACCATCGGGTGAGGAAGCTACCTGAGTATCTCCTCCACCACCTATTTCACTTTTAATCATGTCCATCCAGTCACCACTTTGAAAGAAAATATCAAAATCAAAATTGTAAGGTTCTTTGTCGCTAGTCCCCATATTTCCCCATACCATAGCTGCATTTTTTCTTGGGGATCCTTGGTCGTATTTAACCTGTTCACCAGTAAGGTCGATTCCTGTTTCTTGTTGAAGACCAAATGGAGTAAGTACTTCTTCATCCATAGTTTCTACTTCAAATTCTTCAGGTCCTTTTGCATATCTCTTTCTTTGTTTATTTGGAATGGACATCAGTCCACCGTGAGCTGCAACTGCAGTAAAATCTGTAACATCGGCTTTGGTTGTAGGTACTCCTGATACTGTCATAGGGGTAAGGTTTAAAGCAACAGCGGCGGATGCTTCGTCACCAGCGGCTGCAACATCTCTTATATAATCGTCATAAGCTGCTTGTTGCATCTGATTTTTCTTTTGTTGATCCTTGTAGGATGCGTATGTAGATAATGCTGCTACCCCTGTTTTAATTAAAGGAGAGTATTTATTCGCTGCATCTACTATATCTGATAATATTCCCATTATTTCTAATTCCTTAATGTATGATTATATGTGAAAATCGCAGGGATTTCACCTGAGTATATAGCTTTACTTGTTTTTGTGTTCATCGTCAATCTCTTATAGATCCCCTGAGGCAGCTCCTAGATCAATGGCTGCTACTTTAATATTTACGTCTCTTCTTATATGCTCTCTTTTAGTATTAGAATTAGGGTTATTAACGTCATGATCCGCTTCTGCATCTGACATATACTCTTTACCTGTTTCCATATTAGTTAAAGTTATTTCGCATTCAGGGGTAATAACATGGGTTCTTTTACCATCTATAATCTTGTATTCACTCTTTGCTTTGGTTTCTATGAAAGGCATAATTTCCTATGATCTACTCGTTTGTAGCACAGACGCTGTCATTTTTACAACATTAGTTGTAGGAGTTTGCATTCTTAGTATATCCCCTGCTTCTAAAATAAGTACATTATTAAAGGTTAATAGATCAACACTGTTATCGGTATTAACGGTAACTGTCTCGTATTCAAAATCTGTGGTGCTAGAGAAATCGTACACTTTAATATCAACCACTAAATTACTGCTGTGAGTATTATATAATTTAATAGATTTAACAATAGAGGTTGTTTCATCTGGCGCTGTATACATATCTACATCGGATGCTGCTGAACTAATAACTGCTTGAATATTTTTATATACGTTAGCCATTATGATAAAAAGAAATTAAACCTTTCCTGGTCTTCTTTTTCAGGTTGCTGATATGTTGAATTAAGTTGTTCTATAACAGAGCTTAGAGCTCTGTTAATTTGTCTTTGGTTATCTTCGGTGTACACTTTTCTAGGCTCAGGTAATCTGACTACAATCTTTGCCATTATCTTCTCCCATCCGCTTGAACATCAACTTGAAAAGTTCCATATCGCCATGTTTCTGCAGCATTTTCATTTTCAATTTTTACACTAGCATATCTTCCTCTTGCTCGAGTATCGAATTTTTGTGAAGTAGAAATAACACTAAAAGGACTAAAAGTACTATCAGTATTTGAATCTGACGGATAATTTTTAATTCCTATCGTCACTTTAGCTGTGCCCGTTAAAGTTTTAAAATCAGGAAGAAATCGTCTCATCGCTAGGAAATATTCTCCCATGCCTCTATCGGTCTGAATTGCAAAATCATAAGATTGCAGCGAAGAAGTTAAAGCAGTGGTACTTCCATCCGGATTAATTTGATCATTTCCTTTTTCATGTTCAAAATAAACCGTTTGTCCTAGGCCGGTTTCTCCGACTATACTTGGAACCGTTCCTGTTTCAGAACTGTTAAATTGAGTTGCATAAGGTTTAGGATAAACGATGGCGTCAATCCATGAAGTTCTAATAGCATTGGTATTGGTGGCTGTATACCAGACACCGGTTGGTAGTTGACTTTTTTCTCCATAATTAAATACGACATATCTATCATTATAAGTAGCACCTTGAGTTGGATAATACCAAATGACTTCGGTAAATAGATTATTAATTCCTGCACATACTTGTTGACCTTTAGTTGTATCAAAATCATCATAAACATAGTCTTCTACCGAGCAGGATAATGAATTAACAGTACCATCAAATGAGAAGAACCCATTGTTTCCCATCCAATAAGCAACACCATCAATTTCACAACATGCATTCTGACCGAGTAAACCACAGTTAGTACCGACTTGTTCAAAGCCAAAAGTAAAAGGAGCACCCACAAACTTCATAGAATATAAAGCATTGTCGGTCCATACAAGAATATTTTCTTTTCCTTTTATGGCCCCTATAATTCGTGTGCCATCCTGAAGTCTTTGTGTACCTGCACTGTTGTCCGCCGCTGGTGCAAAGACATTAATTTGTTCTTGGTTAGAAAATCTAATAAACATATCATCTTGAGTAGAGGTTGTTCCAATTGTAGTTTCTGTCCCTAAATGAATTAAGTGTCGAGTAGTGGGAGAAACTAATGAAAGTCTACTTGCAGTTGGGTTTCCTTCGGTTCCACTAATTGCGGTTACATAATTCGTAGTCAGCATTGAAGCTGGTGTTGTAAATTTTGTAGAACCTGCGACTCCTGAGTTCCATGTAAATGTTTTACCATTTGCAATCGTTGCTACTAATACTTCTCCCCAGTTTCCTAAAGAACAAAGTCCTGGTTCTAGGGTAACGTTTGATGCATTAACTGCATCTCCATATCCCGTCCATGTGGAAGCATTATAAACAATCGTTGCATCACTATGGGCTTGACCATTGGAAGTTCCTGCAGTTGCGGTTCCTAAAGCTCCTCTAGTAATGGTTGTTAAATCGTTTGTAGAAACTCCTGTATAAGTTATTAACTCTGCGTTAGGGATGGTTCCTACAGCTATAGTTCCTGAAGGATCTGGAAAGCCAGTTACAGAAGTTAAAGTAACCGAAGTTCCTGATCCACCTGTTCCAGCTGTATCTGCATTTAAAGCTCCATCTAAATCATTGGTTAAAGAACCAGTAATTGTTCCTCCATAATTTCCTACACCAAATCCATAACCATAGGTTTGTTCAGAAGGTCCCACTCTTTGATAAGGTTGAACAATGGCAGAACTCCCTGAAGTTAAATCAGAGCCAGATCCATTAGCTTCAGCGCTTGGTGATGTAATGGTAAAAGTAACTGAAGTAGGAACAGAAATAACTTGACAAATTTTATCTTCGAATAAAGTTGCAGACAAGCTTGAAGCACTAGGCATTGTGACACTATCTAAGACTACCATATCTCCTATTTCTAATGAATGAGCAGAAGTAGTAGTTATAGTAATTGAAGTACCTGGTGAAGTACTATTAGTTGTTAAGGTTGAACTGGTGAAAGTAATCTGTGCACCCGCATTATTAGAACGCCAAGGTGTAATATTATGAATAGCTCCTTCAAAATAAACAAGTAAAAACTTATCGGTTCCAATCCCTACGTATCGATTACCATCGGTATCGACAAAGGAATGTTGCTTTCGTGCAACTCCACAAATCGTATCGGTTAGTAAAGAAGACCATCCTCCTACTTTTTCAGGAAGATTATATCTCCATCTAACATTATCTGAATCCACCCATCGATCGGTTGCTCCTACAGAAGTGTCTTGCTTATCAACACCTGGTTGAAATTTCATTTCAAAGAGAGCCATAAATGTAGCTCCTATGAAGTATAATTAGTTTTATAAGCCCAGCCACGTGTTGAATCTATATAAACTAACGTTATGGATTGACCATTATTACTTAGGGTTAAATCGGAAGTTCCGCTATTAATTTTTAATCCATTTCGACCTACAGTTAAATTATTAGATCCCCATGTTCCTCGAGCATCGATAATGGTTACTTCGTCTCCAGTAGAAGCTGCAGCTGGTAAAGTAACGGTAATAACGGTTGAAGTTGTATTTGCTAAAATCTGTGCTCCGGCAACAGTAGTATAAGGACTGTTTGCATCTGTAATAGTTGCATAACCTTTTTCAATAATAGAAACAACTGTTTCACTTCCATTAGATTTACATAAAACAGTTGCGCCTGGTGGTATAGGTTGTGTGGTTCCCGAAGCAGTTAAAACTCCTACGGTATAATTGGAAGTTCCTCTAACAGTATCATCTTTCATGATCCAAACTCTTTCAGCAGTGACCGGCATTGTGACTGTTCGGTTAGCTGCTAAAGTGCCGTGTAATCTAAGATAAACATTTTTCCCTGTTGAAGTTCCTCCATCCGTTAAAACAAGGGTAGAGCTGCCTGCCGATATATCTACGTCTAATACTCCTGTAGATGTTTGTTCTAAAATTTGTAAATTAGTATTAGTTATCCCGCCCCATTGACCGGCTTTTTCACCAGTTGTGACAAGTTCTAATTGTGCGTTTGTTGAAAAAGATGATGCCATAATATTAACTCGTATCTATTATTGTCCAAGTCATACTCACGCCTGGATCAATTTCACTCCATGTTATCGCTTGTGCTGTTCCTGTAGCCAGGGTTAAAGGCGTTGCATCAGGAGTAACATTAGCGTCAGCGGTTATTGTAACGGTTCCTGACGAAATTACAAGAGCGTTCTTGACAGCAGTGATATCAGCATTAGCGCTGACTGTAACAGTTCCTGTACCTAATACTAATTCATTTTTTACTCCAGCAACAGTAGCGTCTGCTGTTATTGTAACCGTCCCCGTTCCAAGAGTTAATGGATTAGGATTAAGGGTTTCTATAAGAGAATCAGCAGTAATACCTGGACTTCCAATAGTAATCGTTAATTCATTCTTAGGGGCAGTAATAGTTACATCACCGTCATCGGCTACGGTTGAAAAAGGTCGTTCGGCAAATGCTGCAAATCCAAATAACATATATATCCTTATGAAGGAGACAGTGAGGTATGTGGTGGAGTCACTGTCTCCTTCGTAAAGCTATATCATTTCTTAAACTATGTGGAAAGACTAAATTTTTAGAGTCCTCTATAATTACTATTGATTAAAATTCGGTTTTTATGCTTAGAAGGAGAATGGCCCGTATGAGCATAACTTCCTTCAAAAATGACTACTCGGTTGGCTTTAGGAAAAATCTTTTCTTTAATAGTATATTTATTTGATGGAGGAGTTTCATTAAAAATAATGGTGTCTCCATCCGAATCGTTGACATAATAGATAGCGGTATAATATGAATAAGTGACATCTGTTATGTCAATATGAGGAGAATGCTTATAATTATTTTTATTATATAGGGTCATATCTCCTCTCATTTTTAAAATATTACTGGCTCCTATGGTATCTTTAAGCTGATAGCCTAAGGGTATAACTAAAGATGCATCGGTTCCTCTAACCCAGCTAGTATCTCCCATTCGCCAAAACCAATGGCTAAATCCGGTATCTTCATAGTTTCCTTGCTCACTAATAGAGGTCAAATTATTTTGATAATACCATTCAAAAGAAGGACCATTCATTCTTTGCAACAGAGCCTGTTGATAAGAAGGAGTAAGAAAATTATCAATGACTACGCATCCATTGCTTTTTAATATAGTTTTATATTTCATGTCTTTGGACGTTTAAACCAAGCTGGTAATCCGAGATGAGGTCTTCTATCACACATATTAACATTTTTTTTATCGGCTTTATTAAAATGAAGAAAGACTTGGCAATGTTCTGTGCCCGCAAAAGGTTCTCTCCAATGTTCCATAGTCCAACCACTATATATAAGCATGTCTCCCGGTTTCTGTTTTACTCTAATTATAGGAGAATCTTTTGTATCCATAGGTTTTAAAAATAGGTCCCATGGATTTCCCCCTAAAAATAATGTAACAGATATTTCACAGCTAAAACGATCTTTGTGTCTTTCTAAAATATCACCATTCTTATAAA